GTCGATATGAAGATGCGTATCCTGAAACAGGTGTGTTGAAGTTACGCCCTGGTGCTCCCAAGAATTCGCATCGAAGGGAGGATTATTTCTTGGTTGAGACGCAGCGTAACTTTGGTTATGATGTTTCTGAGCACAGACAGTTACAAGAACAGGTGTTGAAAGCTCAGAATAGTAGTGATTTTTATGATGCTTTGTGGGCCAATTCTGCACCTGTTCGTGAATTGTACAATTTTGTCACTTCTGAATATGGATTGTAGCCTGGCACAGTTGTTACTCTAAATCCATGGGTTTGTAACACTTGTCAGCCTATAACGATTTTTGTTCAGTTTTAAATTGGTAAATTCAAAAATGAAACCGATTTTTAGTTGTAAGTGTGTTTTTTTTCTTTTTTTGTGTCCACCGCACCCACAGGGTGCCGAGAAACTAGTGCATGAATTCCTTGGATGACCTGGCACGGTTTTGATGGGGCGGTGGCTATTTAAGGAGCTCGAGCCATTGGATGAGTCAAAAAAAAATGTCTACTCGTGAGTCACCAAAGAAGCATTGGGTCTTCACTTTGAACAACCCATCCACAGGCGATGAGTCTGGTTTGTGGCTTTTGCCTTATGAATATGCTGTCTTAGGGCAAGAAGTTGGAGAAAGTGGTACACCTCATATTCAAGGATATGTCATTTTCAAGAAGAAATATCGTTTGAATCAATTGAAAACGAGTTCTGTGCAGGCTGGTCGTTGTCATTGGGAACCTCAGTCTGTGTACTCCACTCCTGCGCAAGCCGCTGATTATTGCATGAAGGATGGCAATTTCAAAGAATTTGGAGAATTGTATGTTGAGTATCCTGAATTTTTGAATATTGAATTATATGATGGTGGGCATTCCGATGAGTTTGCTGAAGAGGAGGAACCTCCTTTGATGCGTTTGAAAAGTGTTGCACACAGTTCTGTTGGTGAGATGTTGTGACGCGTGTTTTGTAGGCCTGAAGCGGCCCATAATAAAGGTGGACAAGCTACCAAGCAAAAATGGGTTGATGCGTTGCAACTTGCGAAGCGAGGCAAATTTGACGACATTGATCCACACATACAAATTCAATATTTTACATCATTGAGGAAGATATACAATGAGACTTTGTTACAACAAGCGTGTCTAGATGGAGAGTTGGAGAATTTGTGGTATTTTGGGCCCCCTGGCACAGGCAAATCGCGTTTTGCGCGCGATAAGCATCCTGATGCCTTCTGTAAGGCACTCAACCATTGGTGGGATGGATATGCTGGAGAAGATACCGTTATTATCGATGAATGGGAGATTGGTTCTGGCAAGTTTCTTGGACATCATCTTAAAATATGGGCGGACAGGTATGCGTTCAAAATGGAAATCAAAGGGTCGGTGTTGCCAATGCAACGTCCAAAAAAAATCATTATCACATCCAATTACTCCATTGATGAATGTTTTGGATCAGACAGAATGTTATGTGCAGCCATACATCGAAGATTCAGATCCGTGGATTTTGGACTTGTTCCCTATACACGACCAGATGGGAGTGTGATTGAAGCCGTAGATTGAAGGGGGGTACTGGGGGGCGAAGCCCCCCGTTTAGGGCCCGCCGCAGGCGGGTATATGGTTTAATTTGTTAAAAAATAAATTTATTATATATTTGGTATCAATTATGGAAATGTCGCAGGAGTTCCGTCTTGCAGTGTCAGTTGTATTTTGTCGTTAGACCCGTTGTCTTGGTATGACAAGAACGAGTTGTATTGAGTAATTTCGACATGCATTTGGTATTGGTACGAAGTGTTGTATGAGTAACCAAGGTTCACGAAGTACAGAATGTTACGACGTCCTTCGGTAGGAGGAAGTACACGAATGTGGATTTCTGTGTCACACCAGTAAAGAGTACCGGCTGCTATTGCGTCAGTTGTTTTGACAGCATGTGTCCAACCTCCTGCTTGTGGAATGTCCTGGAATCGCAAGATTGTGGTTGGTGACGCAGTCACTACATCAGGAATGACGAATCCGTTGATTGTGTTGCAGTACGTGATAACGCGCACTCTGAGAATTCCGGAGTAGCTGTTCAAGTCGACAGCGAAATCGTACGGTTGCGTGGTAGCATTGTTTGTCACTGTAGCCGCACTCAATGTGTCAGACGATGCTCCTGTAGGTGTATTTAGTCCTGCGTAATTGACATCCAGGGATCCGCCGATGCTGTTTCGTGCTCCGATCAGGAAATTTGTAGGTGTTGCCAACCTTGTTGTGCTCACAGGTGTGCTCTGTTTGATGACGTAAGCATCTCGACGAATGTTGTACGCGTTTCCAGCAGCCAATTTTGGTTTGCGCAATCTGACAGTGTAAGAGACCCAAAGTTCTCCGAGTTGTTGTCCTGCGTACGTTGATGGGGCGTTTAGTACAGCAATTGATGTTCTTCCAAGGTCGTAGTTTTTCAAATCTTCCGTTGGTGGCAAGCTTCCTGCTCTGACGTATTTTTGTGCTGCTCCTGCAATTTTTGAGGGATCGCATTCAACACCGTGAACGAGAGATTCGGTTGTTTTGCAAGACATTCCGCCTTCGTACAACATCATTTCTTCCTTATCCGCAAATGGATCTGAGTTGGGGTTGTATTGGGTCGCCATCACTACTTGACCCACTTGTCCTGAAGATGCTGCGAAGTCTGCTACAGTTGATTTATACGTGTAGGCGAGTTGTATGATTTCGTATTCTTCGAAGTTTATGGCGATCTGTGACAGCCAAGGGAATGAGTCAGCAAGTCCAGGGTTCAGAGACCAAGATTGTAGTGAAAACACTGTTCCTGATGCTGGAGCGAAGATATCTCTGACGTATTCTCTGTTTGAATAAGTAATTGAGTGCATGTCGCTAGGGTTGAAAACCGGAACGACGTTTGACGCGGTAGCTCCTCCGTCCATTATAAGGTTGTTTGTCGCGTAAGCGCCTCTTCCTTTATACAATCCTTTTCCAGCATGCGTTGCGATAGCTTGTGCTGCAGGGTTAATCATATCACTGATTTCCATTGCTTTAGCAATTTGTGCTCCGTAAGGTAAAGTTGCAACACCTCCTTTGACAGTGTCCCACACTTTATCGCCGAAGTCGGAACCTTTTTTCCATCCTTGACCGGTCAGCAATCCTGCCAGACCTCCAAAAAATCCTCCACGACCTTTGTATAAACCAGGTCCTGACATCATCATTTGTTTACGAAGTGCACGTTGTTCAGGTGTAGCAGTTTTCCAGGATGATCCGTAGGCGCTGAGCGATTCAGGCGATCCACGCAACATTGGGCTGTAGCTGTACTTTGACAGGGGGTATTGTTTGCCGAAGGCAATAGCTCTTTTGATTCCGTAATATTTACGTCTTGATGAGGCGTCGCCGCCAAAGTAGTCTGCACCACGTCCACGCTTCATGCTGGTACCATGAGTTCGTGGTCAGTGGTGTCTTAAATAACCATTTTTTTGGTGGTTCCACGCCTACCCGAGCTAGTATTACCTCGGGTAGGCTATGGAACCGGAACCATCCGGTTCTATTTATAGTTAAAGCGTCACAAATATCATCGTCAGATGATATGGAACAGGATTTGGACGAAGTTGATCCTGTATCTCCAACGTTTGTGTGTTTTACGGCTCTTGCCGCCTTTGTACAAGCGTTGTTGAAGCCTGTGAAACATCGTATTCGTGCAGGACGTACTCCCAGTACTAGTCCTCGAAGCGTATAATGCCCACTGACGTTTTTTGGCGCGATCGTGATGGACCGCGTAGTCGGTTTATTCCTGCGATCGCTCAGGTTGTAGCTGAATTTGGTCGCAAAGCGCGCCATGATCCTGCTACGTTTCGTGAAGTGTTAAGGCAGCTGAGGAATGAAGCTGCGGTTTTGTTGTCTATTAACAAGAAGAAGTTGCGTCGATATGAAGATGCGTATCCTGAAACAGGTGTGTTGAAGTTACGCCCTGGTGCTCCCAAGAATTCGCATCGAAGGGAGGATTATTTCTTGGTTGAGACGCAGCGTAACTTTGGTTATGATGTTTCCGAGCACAGACAGTTACAAGAACAGGTGTTGAAAGCTCAGAATAGTAGTGATTTTTATGATGCTTTGTGGGCCAATTCTGCACCTG